GCGTTGGATAACGTCATGATAAGAAATCAAGATACTGGAATGTTCGAGGAATCGGAATTCAATCGCGAGTTTGTCGATTTACATGAGAAGTATCCAATCGTATTTCTTTGTTCCGAATGTCACAAGATTTTTGATAATGTGATTCGAAAAGAAGTCACCATGAGGAACGTGATAAACGTGATCGGAAAGATGAACGCCGCCATGCCTCACCATGAGTTTGAACTCGAACCCATCACTGAAGGTGGTATTCGTGTCAAGCCCGATGGAAAGCAGACTTGCAAAACTATTCGACTTAATGTTGAAAAGTGGCCATGGATTGGAGCTGATGTTGAAATCGATCCCGACAGACCGTTAACCTTCGACAAATTTAACAGTCCTATATTTAGGTCATTCGACGACGCCTATCAGTGGACCAAAGATGAGATGAAATGTGTTAATCTTATCTTCAAGGAAGAAGGACTGAAGAAAGTCACATATTGAGCTTTGTCACATCCACTCCGTAACCCATTTCCTCCACCACGGGGTCATTCCTGTAGTCTATTTTGTAATACACCTTTTTGATTCCACTACTCGCTAGAGCCTTGTAGCAGTTGAGACATGGATAATGTGTCACGTACGCCACACAATCATCGATGGAGGCACCCCTCTTCGCCGCATCCGTGATTGCGTTAATCTCCGCATGTATCGTAGCCTGTTCGTGTCCATCCCTCACGATAGACTTGTGTTCGCACCCACCCAGAAATCCATTGTAGCCCATACTGATGAGTCTATTGTTCTTCACGAGCACACACCCCACCTTCAGTCGATTACACGGAGATCGAACAGATGCGAGATCTGCGACGTTTATAAAGTATTCATCCCACGTAATGCGATCAGTCATTATTTTGTATTGATGTAAATCTTTATACCACCCCTTCCGACACGTAATTTGACATTCACGGGTTCGTGAATTTTGTCCATTGCACGGTGGCACTCTTTACATAGAGTGATGACCGGATACTTAGTGTGCAACTGGATAAATTCGATTGCCTGTTCGACCCAATCTTCCTCACCAAGTTCTGATTGAGAATGTTCAATCGCATTTTTTAAGATTTGTGGACGTGTAAGAATTGTATGGGCGCTATCCAAACGCTTGGTACTGGAACGGCAACATTTACAGTAATTAGTCTTGAACCCCTTGAACACAGATTGAATGATATTTGCGGGTTGGATGACCCATTTCTCTTCGGTCGTTAAAATGGTTCCGCGTTTGAAACATCGTCTATTAGTCTTCTGTAAATAGTCGTTGATGTAGTTTTCAATATCACTACAATGACTTTGAAATTCTCGTGTTTGTGGAGCTGTTTCGGGATTCATATACAATTGATAAAAGGTAGATTTTCTGTGATCGGAATTGTAGTAATTTTGAATCCATATTTTTTTTATATTAACCATATTTACGTTGATTTTGTATAAAATTTTCAAAAACTTAGGTTGACCAATGATCACTTTCTCAAGTCAGCATCCGCCGTGTAGTACGTCTTCCCCTTCGTGACGAAGCTGTGTACCCTCGCGTACCCCCACGCTTGTGGAGAGGCTCCCGGACGATGCCCGGTTCTCCACGCAGCGAGACCCCTATTATAGACCGTCTTGAGGGTCTTCAAAGGCACACCAGTAGCCTTAGCAATTTCAGGGAGAGATTTGACTCCTGGGTACATCTTTCTAAACTTTTGCGTGTAGGAAGAGGTCTTTGTTTTCTGTCCCTTGTCCGTCTCGAAAAATTTATAATTTTTCCGGAGCATCTTCTTGTAGCGGGTCTCGACCTCCTTGAGGGTGGTGAGTCCCCTGAAATATTTGAGGGGTGCGTAGATCCGACCCTCCTTTTTACGCAGCTCCCCAACCTTCTTGGTAATCTGAGCATCACTCAAGGGCATCTTACCTTTTGCCGAGATATTTTACTGCCACTTTTATATCGGGAAATAGGCGATTGCCCAACTTCACGCGCCCTGAGTTAGGATTGTAGTACCCACTGTATCCCTCGAAAGTTGCCCGAATAAAATCACCCATATAAAAAATACAACATTATTTTAATAAGTCAGGATGGGTCTCTCAATTATCATGGGAAATATGTTTTCGGGGAAAACTTCAGAACTTATTCGAAGGTTGAAGCGACTCAAGATTCTGGGTAAGCAAATTGTGGTTGTGAATTCTGCAAAAGATACACGATCCCCCGATGAAGTCCTCAAAACCCATGATAATGTCAAGTTTGATTGTCACAAGGTGATCAACTTGTATGAACTACTGGGAAAGTGTGATTTTGAGGATGCCGATGTTGTCGCGATCGATGAAGCACAATTTTATCCCGATCTTAAACATTTTATCGTGACGTGTATGGATATGGGGAAGGATGTGATCATCGCGGGTCTAGATGGCGACGCATTTCAGAGGAAATGGGGAGAACTTCTTGATTGTATCCCAATTGCTAGTGAAGTTACGAAGTTATCAGCACTGTGTAAATATTGTCGGCACGAGACCCCTGGTCCATTCACAAAGAGAATTGTAGAAGACCGAGAACTCGAACTCATCGGTGGGAGTGACTTGTACGTGGCAGTGTGTCAGAAACATCTTTGACAATCACATAGTGAGGTGTTGTGTTAATCAGAGAACTTGACCGAAGTTTTTTTAGTTTGCAGTTACCACCGAGAGACGCGCACCACTCTCTGGGTGATTTCATGTGTTCAATTGTATGTGTGGGTTGGTGGAAAAAGATGTAGTGTATTTTTGCCACCATTTTTTGGTAAAATGTTGTCGGCATATCTTCCACGATGACAATCTTCCCCCTTGACACTCGTGTGAGTTCTTTTAGGATGTTTTCATTGTGGGGTATGTGATGCAAAACAAACATCGAGACAACAACGTCAAAGGAATCATCTTCGTATGGAAGTGTGTGTCCATCGTAGACATCCGCTTCACCACAACTTTTTTGTATATCGATACTCGTGACATCATTCCGAGTACCTAAATATTTCGAAAGTTCACACTTACCAGCACCAAAATCTAAAACCTTGGCACCTTTGGGTATGTACTGTACAATTTCATCAAAGTACTTGTCTCTGTTCATGATATCTATGTAAATCAGAGACAATACAAGTATGAAAATGAGTAGCAAAATCACCATACTTTACTGATACATTTTAAAATCTTTTGACATCCAAAATCAAAACAACTCTCCGACCCTGACCAGTCTTGGTAAGTTCGTGGTATCGTGCATGATCAAAGAGGTACTCCTCACCTTCCTTGTGTACGTGAGGTCCCTTCTCAGTATAGAGTGTACAGTCACCTCCACCCTCTATAGTAAGATGATACCGAAGTAGGATGTTTGTCTCTGCACGATGCGGTGCGATAGTCATTGGACCTTCAACAACTGCGAAGAGTGCCGTCTCTTTGTTTATACAAGGAATCTGATCGATGAGATTTTTTAAAAGTGGAAAGTTTTCAGCTCTGTAGAAGTAGTATCGCTCATTCTTCTCAAACCATGGATCAAGATCGTGGAAGTATTGTTTCTCAAGTTTCTTGGAAACTTTCCCAAACTCTTTTTGAATCTTTCGAAAATGAAACTTGATGAGCCATAGACCTGGATGATCTAGAACCCTATAGTTTGAAAATCCAGTAAGTATGTCAATGATCGTGTTTCGCATACCTACCAGGGGTCGTCGTGGGTTCTGAAAATACAGGCGGTCGATGGGTGCCTTTAGGTAATCATGGAGAACCAAACCCACTGGTACCAGGAGGAGAGGCCACATTATTTTCTCTACAGATAATAAAAATGCCCGGATACGGTAAAAAGATGGAAATGTATGCTCCCGCCCCTGTCGAAGAAGTCGAGACTGTCGAGAAGCGCTTCGTGATGCCCAAGATGCCCGCTCTCACTGTGGTTCAGATTATGCTCGTTGCCACTATTGCTGTGTATGCCTACACTGCGCGTAAGATGAATGGTGTCGTTGTCTCCACCCTCGCCCTTACTGTTGCCCTCCTCCACGTGTACGACCACATGTACCGTGTGAAGCGTGGCCCTGAGCAGCTTTTCTTCCTCCCCAAGAAGGAAGCTTACGGTTGCATGGCGTGCAAAAAATAAATACTCATAAAAGATAAGTATGCGCGTCAAGATTATAAAGAGCCCTGATCGTAAGAAAAAGTTCAGGGCTGTCTTAGAAGACGGCAGGACTGTTGACTTTGGTGCCAGTGGATATTCTGACTACACCAAACACAAGAATCCTTCACGTATGCGTTCCTATGTACTCCGCCATGGTGGTCGAGTACCCAAGAGGACAATAGCAGAGAGAGATCCAGAACGGATCCACAAAATGATGCTCGATGTGACATCGAGTGACAAGGAAGATTGGAAGATGAGTGGTATCGGTAGGGCCGGTTTCTGGTCCCGCTGGTACCTCTGGGGTCATCCATCGTATGAGGGTGCTAAAAAGATCATCACAAAGAAGTTTGGGGTTACTTTTGACAAAGTTCCCTAGCAGAGTATCCAATTAGAGTCATTGGAAGACTAGATGATTCCAATGCACGTTGTGCCACAGTCGCAGGGTTTTTCATACCACCGATGGTTAGTATATCACCAGGTTGGTTATAAGGAGGAGTAGTTCTAGAAGCTCTAAGTTTTTCGGCAGTAGCACAAAATGCCTTAACATCATTAGGGTTTGATTTGCTAATCTTATCCATTTCCAACTCTCTTTCCTTACTGGTTTTCAGAGCATCGGTTCTTTTCTTAACAACATCCCTTAAAAAGGGTGAGTGGTTCTTGAATTCTCCAATTCCCGACACCTTCAAGAAGTGTGGTCCAGTCCTGGGAATAAGACCAGCGAAGAAGGCGGCGGCTGAAGAGGACGATGAACAACAAGAAAGTACGCACATAGCAAGAACAATGTTTGCCATCTTATACATTTATCACTTATTTAATTTTGCGAGTTCCAAAGCACGTTTCACAAACGCCTTATCCCGTTTAATCTTAGGATCCGCGGCAATAAGACGCAACAACGTGGCAGTGGGGATCTTGGGGGTGTTTCCCGTTGGTTTAGGCATCTTCTTCAACTTTTTCTTCGCATCCTGAAGTTGTTTCACACCTGGCATTTATTATGGGCGGAGACCTTTTTTCGCGAGAGTCGCCTTGAGCTCAGCCATAAGTTTGGCACGCTTATTGTTTAGCATGGGTTTCCTAGGTGGAGGAGGAGGGGGTGGGGGTGGAACACGAGCGCCTTGAGGCCTGGGTGTCGCCACAGGAGCAACTACGGTTTGACAGATACGAATAACTTTTTGGGCGTTCTTCACACTGTTCTCAAAGTTCATAGTAATCTTGGAGCGAAGTTCTCTCGCGGTAAGTTTCACACGCTTTCCGTCGACAGTCTTAGTGACACGAAGACCGAGCTTCTTAGCTTTATTTTTCAGGTCCCTGTACTGCATATACTAGTACACAAGAAAATGATAAAACGTCTTGATGTCTCCGTCATTGATCAACTTCACAAATTCTTGATCACTTTTCGTGAACATAAGTGGGTTTGGTGATGCCATCGTAAACGCGCGATCGATTGTTATACCAACCTGATCCAAGTATGTGAGTAAGTTTACGATTTGTTCATAAGGTAATACGTCCATAGCAATTCTAAATTTTCCCACTGAGAAGTCATATTCACTTTCACTCTTCTTAATGAGCAATTGTCTTTTTATAAATTTTTCTAAATCAGTTTGTGGATTGACCCCTATCTTTATATCACACCTGAGATACTCCATCAAGTCTCGAACACCGTGTGCGACCAGTTTTACAAAACTGCGTTTCTCTGGTGTCATACTTACAATGTATAAAGATAAATTATGAAATTAGGGTAAGATGAGTGATGTACATGAACTTAAAATACTTATTCATAAGGTTCTACTACCGAGGATTAGACAACTTGAGGAAGAGGTTTCATCATTGAGAAAACACACTTGGCCATATGTCCAAAGTAATCGTGAGAAACATCAACTTGACGACATCGAGGTGAAGAAGGACTTTTTCAAACATCTCGATGAAGATACGATTAAGGAACTTTTACTTGAAAAGGCGAAACTGACGAGGACGCCAGGATTCCACAGGAGAGAATACGATCTGACGAATAATTTTTGTTGACGTACTATAAATGGGACTTGTGTTTTCTTTGATCCCGGGTCTTGATATGCCTAAAATCCCATTTATTTCTGACATCTTCAAAGGAGATGATAAGCCTATGAAGATTGAGTGGCTTGCTGCTTATATATGTGGAATCTTATGTTCTATACTTGTGGTGTACGGTGTTATGAAGATGCCATTCAAAACACCACCAATGCTCGCAGCTGCGTGTATATGCTCATCTTGTTGCAGTTCATCAACTTCGCGCGTTGTAACCGACGTTAAAAAGCGTATTTAAAAAAAGTCGTCTGTCCTGTACATATTCACCACGAATGAACCAGTCTTACCAGTTACCGAGACTGTTTCATTTCCGTATAACTCTTGGCATCCAATATCTTCCATACAGTCGCGACCACTGTGACTCACTGGAATGGGGTATAGGTTCTCACCTCCAGTGGTTGTATAATAGTTGTAACGATCACGGCGACCACGAACTTCCTTACCATAGAGTGGTAGGGTTTCACCGGACCCAGTGAGTATACCCATCTGTTGCATACGACCAGGTTTATATTTCTTGATAGGTGGCCCTCTGAACTCAGGTTCGCGCCGAATCTCCTGAGAAGGTAAAGGCCTTTGGGGTACCATCATCGTAGGAACTTTGACTGGGACCTTGACAACCCGGGGATTTTGGATGAGATAAACAATGACCACGACCAACGCGACAAGGATCACCCATAACAGTTGAGTCTTTGTCTTGTTCTTCATTTACTATAGTTAAGGAAAATCTTTCACTTAGAGACATGAAGGTGTTGGCGATTGACATTGGTTATCATAATATGGGTCTTGTCTTAGCAGAGTCTTTATCTGGACCAAAAATTGACGTAGAATATATAAAGAAGGTAAGTCTCGAAGACTATAAATACATCCACTCAAATGATTTCGTAGACACTATTCCTTTATTTGTAGAAGATCACCGAGACCTATTCGACAAAGCTGAAAAAATCCTCATAGAGAGGCAACCTCCCGGGGGATTCCAGAATATCGAGATACTTCTACATTACATGTTCAAAGATAAGGTTTCTTTAGTTTCACCTGTGAGCATGCACGTACATTTTGGTATGAGACATCTAGACTATGACCAAAGAAAGGAAAGAACTGTCTCCATCGCTGAGAAATATATCGATGGAGACATTCCCTATGAGAGAAAACACGACATCGCTGATGCGTTATGTATGATCCTGTACCACAATTTTAAAAGTTGTGTACACTTCTTTGATCAATTTAAGTTCTCTCCTCGTGCAAAATCTTGAGTGCGTTCATGACTGTCTCAAACATTTCGAAAACTTCAGCGGTATTTCGCCTTTCAATAGCTTCCCCGAGTCTCTTGATGTTATAGTCGAATGATTTCTTCTCCTTGACGATTTCATTCAACTTGATATCCAATGCTGCGACTTTATCATCGATGAACTTGGTCGTCTTTTCGATGGTCGCATCAAGTTTTTCAATTTCTTGGATGTATAGAGTTTTATGTTTTCTAAGGATTTCTCGCTTCATTTCAGATTCACTGCGATCAATTTGAGTTTCGAGACGTTCAACCTTCTCCTCAAGTTCTTCGATATTCGTGACATATTCTCGTTGGTAAATCTCTTTAGCATTTTTCAAGCGATCGATTTCGTTACGAAGTTTGGTATCCATGACTATTTTACCTTAGCTTCATAACTTTAAGTGTTTGGTTCAAATCCTTTGTAAATTCTTTAAAATGTCCAAGTCGGTACTGCACAAATGCCCAAAGTGCAAAG